ATGCGCTTCTCTCTGAAAGCATTAGTAAAAACATTGTTTGGCCGTCAATCTGAGCATTCGAGTAACAAGTCAGAAGCAGCAAGTAGTAATAGGGGCGTTGTACAGCAATTCACATCGAATAGGCAATCGTTGTTAACTGATTTTCAAATACTCTCTGTACTGGATTACTGGTTGGATTTTGAGTTATTTGATATTCCAGAATGCCCTTATGATTTCAAGAAAGGCATTGTTAGCGAACCTGCTGATGATTTTGATAAAAAGTGGTTGGATGATGAACAACCATTTCCTGCGATTAAGAAAGACAGCAAACTGTTTGTGATGTTTCAGTGCCATCGTGCCGGATATTTGTTCAAAAATGAGGATGGCGAAAACGGTAAGCCTTTACACCCTAATACGGTAACTCCTAAAAGCTATTTACTGGGGGTCGCTTTAATTCCAACATTAAATACTCATGAGTCTACAGGTGAGAAATACCTAACTTGGCAACTTTCCGAAGAAGATCAAGACAAAGTCGTTAACCTTGCAACTATCCGTACTATTTATCGACGATGCAGGTCTTCAGTGCCTGCCAATATGACTTTAACTGATTGGGTCGATACCTGTTTTGAATCAATTGATCAGCTGCTAAATAAACATCTTTCGGGGAAAAAAGATCCTGAAACTAATGCGGCAGAGCCTCTGACTACAGAACAGTTAAAGTTGGCAATCATTGAAATAAATCGCTGTATTGCAAGAGAGTTTTGGCCAACCCATGAATCACGAGAATTCATGGAGAAGTATGCTAAGGCTGTAGAAGTAAACAAGCAAGATAAGTACGATGAATCGATAAACCCTAGCAAGATTAAACCTCACTTAGAAGATATCACTACATTTCGTTGGCGCTTTTGTTATTACCCTGATGGGAACGAGCAAAATCAATTAGGCCCATTTTTTGCCGATGATTTGAATCATATTGCGGAACAAATAGGTAAGACATCTGCCAAGAATGCATTGTCTCCAGCGCTTTACCAATATTTACTCGGTAATGATAACCAAGTGATGCTTGGCTCTGCGAGAGAAGACGTTGATAGTTACTATAAGATGACAAGAGGCTTCTTTAAAGGTCGCTGGCCTGAGAATCCTGATTATGGCTTGAGTCTATTGCAATCTTGCGCTGTAAACTTAGCAACAAAGAAAATTGATAATCCTATCGTTGCAGTTAATGGGCCTCCCGGTACTGGTAAAACGACATTACTCAAAGATATTATTGCTGACCGATTTGTTACTAGAACCATTAGATTGCTTGAAACTGAGTCTTCAGAAAAGGATTGGTTGGCATCTGATAGGGCGCTGGAAGCTGTTCTAGATGCTTCAATTGTTGTTGCATCTAGTAACAACAAAGCGGTCGAAAACATATCAATGGAATTACCAGCTCTAGGTAAAATTCATGAATCATATCGCGATGATATCGGTTACTTCCGCCATCAATCGCAAAGCGATGAATGGGGTATGTTCTGTGCCGTACTAGGAAACAGTAGTAATAGAAAAGCATTTTGTGACAATAGGTTAAATAAGTTATTACGATACCTTAAAGGGTTAAGTAACTACCTTGGTTTGTCTCCTTTGGTGTATCAGCTGAAAGGAAAATCTCAGGATGAAGCTCAGAGCCTGCTTAACGACTACTTTGGAGAATTAAAAACAACAGGGAACATTGCTGCTTTTATTCAAGGTATTGCGTCCAGTCAAAAGTTCTTAAAAACACATATGGGATTTTTAGCACCCTTGAGTGAAGCACTTGAAAAAGTAGCTGATGATGAACTATTAGTTGAAGAGTTCGTCGAAAAATGGTGCCAGTTAGATGAAAAGCTCTGGCTAGAATCCCTCAATGCTTTACAAAAATTAGCACAGGTTTGGTGGAAGTCAGAGCTTTGGAAACATGAGTTAGAAGCTGAGTATAAAGATGCAAAGGATGCTTTTAACGGTTTGCTTGATAACCATAGTGATGCGCTAGAAGATTTAAACTCAAGTCGTTTTGATAAGTGGGGAATAGATCCATGTAGCCATTTAATTTCTAAGGCTGCATTTGAGTTACAAGGTAATGAAGAAGAGCATGATGCTGAAGCCCGTATCCAACAATTATCACCAATTGGCAGTAAGGGGATCAATCAGCTCAGAAGTGAGCTTTTCGTTGCGGCCTTGCGTGTTAACGAGGCAATGATAAAGCTAAATGCAGCTGAGCATCATGATACTTTCAAATTGCTACCACAGCTCATCAACGGTAAATATCAAAGTCATGAAAATACCCCTAACCATGAAACATTGTGGGGGCTGTTATTTCTTCTGTATCCAGTAATGTCAACATCGCTATCATCAGTAGAAAGCCAATTCCGCTTGATGCAAAAGAAAGCAACGATAGGCTTAGCAATGTTCGATGAGGCAGGACAGTCAGTTAACTATCATGTCGTTGGGTTACTTCAGCGCTGCAAACAGGCTATGGTTGTTGGGGATCCTATTCAGCTTGAACCTGTGGTTCCAGTCCAAGGCGAAATTGACAGAGGTATTGCATCTGATTTTATTGCTATATCCAACAAAGATGGTGAAACCTCGTGGGGTGACTGCTTCCTTGTTAGCGAATCTTCAGCTCAGTTATTAGCCGATAGAGCCGGGCCAATAAAAGCGTTAATAGGCCAACGACAGGTTGGGCTTCCTTTGTTAGTTCACCGCCGCTGTACAGACCCTATGTTCTCTATTGCTAATAGTATTGCCTACGATAATAAAATGGTTATCGCTACAGTGCCTTACAAGTGGAAATCGGTCTCTTCAGGCTGGTTTAACGTGGTTGAGAGTAAAGATTCTATTAAACGGCAACGTTACAATAACCATACCGAGGCCGATTCCGCCTTTGAATTGATGCGTTATCTTGTTGAGCATCAACCCGATATGGCAAAAGGTGGTATTTACCTAATTACACCTTTTACTCACATGAAGAATGAACTTCAGACTAACTGGAAATCTTTATACAAACAGTCTTCGAACAAACAATGGATGCAGCAAGCGGCTCAACTCGGTGGTAAAGAAGGGGGGGAAGTCAGTGATTTTACAAAAGATAACATCGGCACCGTTCATACTTTCCAAGGCAAAGAAGCATCTGTTGTTATCTTCTGTTTAGCCGCATCGAAGGCTAGGGGAACCACTGGTGGGATCAAGTGGGCAAACAGCAAACCTAACTTGATTAATGTTGCCGTTACACGAGCAAAGCACCATTTATTCATTGTTGGTAACTATGAGGATTGGTGTCACGAAGCTTGTTCAAGCCAGCTTATTCGTGATGGTATGACAATCTATAATAGCATGGATGAGATCAGAGCTAATACGCCGTTATTACTGGAAGAACACTTAATGAATACAGTTAATACTCCTGAAGCATGCGTAGATCCAAGTTGTTCTAATTTCAGTAGTGTGTGGTGATTATTCTTTAAATAACAACACATTACTTAGAGTATTTTGATTGCAGAATGTAAGCAGAATACTCTAAGAATAAGTGATTATTATCTGTTTTAGCTAATCTGATTTTTCTCTCGCCATCAGGGTTTCTATCCATACGTCAAAAATATAGAGACTCAACTTAGGATTAAACTGAACAAATACAAGCTTCGACTGAAACAACGCCTCCTGAAGCACTTGAAAGTACACAAACCCTCGATACCATATTGTCAAAGACACCGCGTGACGTTCGTTGAGTATCTTGCTGGCAACAGCAACACCAATCCAATTGGGCTTAGTTAGAAAAGCGTGGGCATATTGATATCGTGTTGATGGCTTGCCAGTGTTGGATGACTTACAAGCGCACCACGCGGATTTTATGTCAGCGCCAATTCAACATTTCAATTATCGCATTAACGGCCAACGCTATGCAGCACGACCAAATCGAATCCGATTCGTGCGGTAGAGCTGAATCAGATACTGAACAAATACCAGAACATCGCGTAAATCGTTCGGCCACATGTCGATGAAGCGAACACCTGAAAAATAACGCAAGCAACGACTGTTGAGTCAATTGCTTGCCGTTTTTGATCGTGTGCTGTGTGAAATCTACAGCAGCAGCGAAGCAATGTGCTTGCAGATTTTGATCTTTGTAGCTCTTGGTAATGAGTACCGAACTTGAAGGACAATGCAAACTGACCATTTGCAGCAGTACCTTAAAGTAAGGTGCTAATTACCTATTTTATGGTAAATACAATTATGTTCAATGAAGTTATAGTAGACACACAAGATTCATTTTGCCAATGCGTTTTGGTGATTTATAAGCTATTGATATAACAGAGTAGACTTCACACCCATGAAGTTATGGTGCCCCGACCGGAATTTAACATAATATACATAATGCGCACTGACGGGGCCAAATTTAACATTTAAAAGGTCATTTTTGATATTGATGCGTCACTAACGAAACTTTTATTGATAAGGCTATTTAAACCTTTGGAAACAGTTAGTTAAATTAACTTTCTTTGGTTTTAAACCATCAATGAACTCGTTACGTTATCGGCAGAATGAAAACCATGGTTATGTCGTTATTTTCGTGGTGTTGGTTAAAATGGATTTTTAATCGCTACCACCAATCAATCATGTGTCTATCAATCGAAAATAACTTTCTAATAAGAATAAATTTTGCGAGGTATATCATGTTGCACGAATCGTTCGTCAAACTTTTTTGGAGACATTTTGACTCAATTTCCCAAGCTGCCGCATGGTTTCATGTAAAACCCGTGACCGTCAAACGTTGGTTGGCTGGTAAAGTTGATGTAAATCCGATGGCTGAAAAGCTACTTATCATCCGCGCCCGTGGCTATTTACCCGATGATACCCGTTGGCGTGGTTTTCGTATTGATGAGTATCGCTGCATTATTATCACTCCCGAAGGTCGCCAATTTGGCCCTAAAGAACTGGATTCATGGGCTGTTCGCTGTGACGAGTTTCATGCGCTAAAACGACTGTATGAGCTGGACTATATTCCAGTGCGAACCAATGTGGTTACGCCGCTGCCATTTCGTGGTGGTCGCCGCATTAATCAACCGGAATCTGAGACAGTCGCCAAAGAGAAAAAGAAACACTACAAGAAACGCAAAATCAAATAGTTAAGTGAACCCAAAGAATCCACATTCAACTTAATATGCCTCTTGTTTTATGGCTATCATCCTCACCTTAGTTTTGTACATATAAGGGATTATGAATGAGAAATTTAGTTATTGCCGTTTCGGTAGCGTTATTATCAGCATGTGGCGGCGGTTCGTCTGATTCACAAGCCACAGGAAACACTGCGATCTCCCCGACTCCATCAATTCAACCCAATGGTATCTATAAATCAGATGATGCCGTGATGATTATTGATACCGAGATTACTCATGGCGTACTTGCTGCTGATTCAAGTAATAATCTGTATTTATTCGATACGGCTACATTAAATAATGACACATTAGATCTTAAAGGCGTTCACCTTTGGTCTAATAGTGTTAGCTTTTACGATTCATCACAAACAGCATCGCTGACATTCAATGGCAATACAGCCAGCGCAATGACAACCATTGATAGTCAGTCATTTGTTCATACTTTCGTGAAACAGCCTGATAGTTTGTCTCTTAATCAGTTAATCGGTACACACACTAATACAGATGATGGTTCAACATGGGACATTGATTCAGCGGGTAATATTACGATTAATGGCATGTGTACTTTTTCCGGTACGTTGACCAAGAATGACCATTACTTCAAGGTTTCAATGACGGCAACAGCTTGTAGCCCTGCAAGCTATAACGGGGATTACGACGGGGCTGCATTTACGGTGGATGATAACGGTACTACCCAACTCGTAGGCGCACTTTATAGTGATGTGAGTATAGTTTGGGGAACTGTTCCTATTAATTAAACAATAAGCCCGCACCGCAGTTGCGGGCCTCTTTTTAAATATTGAAAGCAGATGAGTTAATTTTTTTTGCCATTTCAACTTGAAGTAAATTGTTTAAGTTTTCAAAATCAGAATAATTACTAAACTCTTGGACTCCTAAAAGTAAGTCAACACTTTCTCTATTTTCACGTTTCCATTCATTAAAATATGGGAAAGTGGATACTTCCTTTAAAAAATATTGAACTTCGATATAGTTGCCACGTGTAACTTTACCGTTGATAGATTTAAACCACTCTTGTTGTGCAATTTTTAGTGATGCACGCCAGATTGATTCTAAAGTTCCATTATCTAATCGAAGCCTTTCTAATTGAATAACGATAGATTCGTTATTTTGCACCTCTTGTATAAATAACCTTCTATATGACTTCATTTTCTCCGTTTTTTCTTGCTCAACTAAAGTGTTAACCTCTGTAAAAACTTTTTGATAAAAAGAGAAGAAATCTGATTTCTGCGAATTGTTAAGTATTTCGTATTTATTGGTATTAAAATAAGCACTGTTCTTTTTCTCTTTAGTTACATCATTTTCATCATGAACCCCATTCAAAATATCACGAGTGCTTTTTTGTAACGTGCTCATTCTACTACTAAGACGACTAAGACCACTAAAACTACTAAGATCATCATTAAATGATGATCTTAGCCTTGCAATAAACTGGTCTATTGCAATTTTTGAAATCGCATCTGCTTGTATTGTATTTAGCGGTCTGGAAACTGGATCTACTAACATTCTTACTTTAGTTATCTCTTGAATCCATGCAGAACGTTCTTGTTGACTTTCTGGATAGATAATTAAAGTGTAAAAAATAACCAAAAACACTGCTAGACCATGAGTGGCAACTATTTTTGCTACAACCTCAAACGCCTTACTATTCATACATTTCACCTATGATTTTTTTTGGTATTTTACATTTAAATTATTGTTGTTACTATTTTTTTTCCAAAAGTAAAATTCTGGATTCATGTGATTCAAGACACTTCTTTATCCATGTAATATCTGTCTTCATTGCAATTCCAGTTCCAAATGCCGAACAAAAACCAGTAGCCGCAGCGACTAACACTGTTTGATATAACTCCATCCAAATCCCCTATTTCTTCTCTTTTCTGAACGTGTCCCATAAGCCAATTAGCATGGCGGCTACGGCTGGAATTGCGCCCGACGCTTGAACTCCTGATTCACCGATAGTCACATCGGCTAGTTCTGTGTTGCCTGTTAAGATACCTGTGGCAACGCTGGCGATAAGTACTAAACCTGTTTGCGTACTTTTCTGTTTAAAGTCGATCATAACCATCCTTTTTTACGTAGAAACTTTAGGGTGTACGCGCCAATCACGACACCGACAACGCTGATACCAATGCTTTTTACGGTTGGATTCATGCCAGTTTCACCCCGTCTAATACTGTGTTGATTGGGTAGCTGTGCCCGACCTCCATTCTCGCCATCGCTTTGATGATGTTCGCCGCTACATGATCGTTGCTGACATCAATCGGCGCATGTTTACTGATACCCATCCATTCACTGACCATATTGGCGTAATGGTCGGTTTCGTTTTCATGGCTTGGGGCAAAGGTATGCACGATGCTGTGAATGGTATTGATACCGCGTCGCTGGTAGCTTCTTAGTACACGTGCACCCGCTCGAAAACCGTATTTGTTATCAGAGAAAATACAGAAACGCCCGTCTGTGCCTTGTTGGCCTAGCCAGTTATTACGCTTGTTGTATTCGATGTTTAACGGATTTTTATTACGGATACCGCGAACCGTTGAGCCTGTTGTCATGTCGTTAAGTGTTCCTGAATTATCGAGTAAATCTGACCACCAAAAATCATTAATCGGACTGCTATTGCCACCCTGATTGGTGGCAATGCTTTTCTGTCTTAGCCATATAAACAGCCCACAAAGGACGGTTAAACCCAAGACCCCACGCATTAATAAAAACCTATACCAACGGGCATGGCGGAATATTGCATTCCAATCATTCCGTAAAAATTACCGCCACTATTAACTTGGCTTGCAAAGTCTTCGGGACTAAATGTCAGCGTGATGGAATTCGGTTCAATCGCTGTCACTTGGGCGCTTGGCTTCATTCGACTCTCTACAATCACATGCTGTTCGGGGGCGAAAATATACGGCAAGTGTCGTTTGAAATTGAACTTCACCACGTTAGGCGTGACAACTTCAGCATTACTGCTGATTTGGTTTCGCCAGCCAAATGAACGGCGGTAAGCATCTCCATGGTGGGAGTTAGCAAAAATTGCGGGGTTATCGCCATGCTTATCGGTGTGCCAAAGGTGGGCGTTATAAATTCGCCCAGACTGCGCACCTTCTACCTTGATATACAAGGCTAATGTTCCGGCATCACCATAACGTTTACAGCCCACGGTTTCGGTTTCAATGGTGATTGGCAGCCATGGGTCAGACTCAGTAAAGGTATAAACCTTTTCCCCCATACGCTGACTCAGTTTTAGCTTGCCTTCGTAGTCATGCCATAAACGCGCAATACCGATAGTGACCGTTTGTCCGGCAACGCCAGACATAGAAACTCGTCCTTTCAAGGCTTGATGAGCACTACCGTTATAAGGAACGGATACAACCTGATAAAGCGTAAAGTTAGGCGAATAGTAAGACAGCACTCCGCTTTCCTTATCTATGTCTGGGTATGCCTCGTAATAGCCATCAGACAGCCCATCAATTTTAAACCCTGACACGCTATTGCTTTCGGTGGGTACTTCAACTGCCCAATCTGGTGCAACCATCATCGAACAGCGACCGTTTCCAATGGTACGGGATAAATCGAGCGTTTTACCTGCTTCGGCAATTAACTGACGGTAGTTAGGTTCAAGCTCCATATTTTCATTGAACTGTGAGTTAGCCAGTAAGTTAACGGCGGCTGGCTGCGAACCAGAGCTTAAACCATCAATCAGTGCGTAAAGGTCGGCGGCTGTTTTCTCAAACTCATCAGCAAGAAACTCTACTTTGTTACGTGGATCGCCAACGGGTAAACGCTGGCTTAATGTTTTCTCTGTCATCGAATCACCTCAATGATTTCTATTGTGTCGTTGTCAGTACCCGAAAAGCTCAAACCGCCAAAGCTGTCTATTCGCTGCTTTTCCCCTGGTGATAATGTGAAGCCATTACCAATGGTGACAACGCCCACATTAGTTAAACTGGCTTTTAACAAAACGTGACAACGTAATGAATTAGCATCTAATACCGCTTGCCCGCTGGCGATGGTTAATAGCGACGTTTCAACGGATGCACCGCCAACGGGTTTGGTTAATACGGGGTTAGTGGCGTAAATATTTACTCTTTGCCCTGTTTCTAATTGCACCTTGGGCAATTCAGATATAACAACTTGTTGATTCGCAGCTAACACCATTGCAGGCAAGGCTGAAACGGCAACCTGCTGATTTTCAGCCAGTTGCATGGCGGGTAATTCAGATACTTGAACGGGCGGCATTTGTGACACGGTCACAGACTTGCCATCCGTTGGTGGTACATATCGCCCAAAGCCATACAGAATTTCAACGTTGCCCGCTTCACCCAAGTTCTCAATGGACACTAACCCACTGAGGTTGTCATCAATGATTTGAGCGCCTTGCTGTAATCGGTATTCACCGCGTTCTGTTTGCAATAAAACCTTATTGTTACAGGCTTCGACATACAGAAATTCACCAATAATCTGAAATTGGTTACGTTGACGCGGTTGCATGAATTGTTTAAAGCTCATTACTTCTTACCTCGCATCACAAACGCCACAACCAACAAGAACGCGATCACTGAAATTACAATGGTCATCTGCTTTGAGGTTGCCACTTGCCCGCCGTCGATTTTCATTTCTGCTAGCTCTTTGAGGGTTTCAAGGTTATCGGTGTTTTGCTTGGCTTGATTACCCGCTAGCCCTGCCACGTACTGCAAGTTTTCACTGTGGGAATTGCTCACCAGTTTGGTGGTATCACGGCTGAGTGCGATCGCATCGCTGGCAATGTCTTTATTCGCATCAATGGCATCACTGCCTAAATTGGCCGCAATCCCCAACGCTTTTACGTTGCTGGTTAAGGCTAATTCGCCTAACTCTGCGGCGCGTTCCATTGCGCCGTGGTCAGTCATGGTGACATCAATGTTTGAGTCATTAACGCCCGCAATGGTGACACCTAAATTGTCACCTTGAATGGCATTCTGACCACTGGTATTGGTACTTTCTGTGGTGTTCTTACTGGAGCTACTGCCGCCGCCACCCATTACGAACCCTCCAAACTGAGTGACAACACGGTGTCATGTGTTGTCGTGTCTAAAATAGAAAAACCAAAGCGTTGTAAAATACGTTTCATGCCTTGGCGCACTGTGTGGTACTTAATCGAGCGGTAGCCTTGTGATTTGACGGCCTCAATGATGGTTGGCGCGGCATGTGTCAGCCCGCGCCCTGTCATGGCTAAAATCAGGTAGTCATTCTCTGCCGTTACCATTCCAACAAACCGAACCGACACACCTTTGCTTTTTAAGTGGTACAAGCTGGCGTGTTTGTTTTTCACTGCATCACAACAAAATTCAAATTCTGTTTTAGCGTTCTGGACGCGATCAAACGCTGGACGCAATAACAAAAATTGACTGTGAATATCAGCGCGGTTCGGTCGCATCAGTTGTAAGCGCATTAGCCCACCTTTTTCACTAAGAACCAGACCGCCATCAAGGCTAATAAGACAGGAAGCCAATTGGATAACGTATTGCCGCCACCCATGTTGATGGCACCCACCTTGAAACCCATGTTGGATTCAGACGTTGCGGTTGATGGACCCGCCGCACCACCGCCCGCACTGATTGGCATTGAACCGCCTGCCGATGCACCTAGACCGGGGATCATTTCATCACCCCCATGATATTGGCTAACCAAAGCCCCATAACAACAAAGAGCAAAATCTTAAACGTTCGGGCAAAGGCTTCACCGCTAAACAATCCGCCCGCAAAGCCGATACTGCCCGCGAATAACGGCCAAAATAGAAGTGGCATTTACTTACCTCGCATCATTAGCATCATGAACATCATCAAGACCACAACACCGCCGCCAATCATCAACATGTTGTTGTTCATTGGTGCGTACGCTATCGGTTGACCCGTTGGCTGTTGGGCTTGCTCTTGTTTTGGGCGGTTTTCTTCGGGTGCGGCTGATGCGACTTTCTCGGCTTCACTATCAAACCAAGCATTAACCAAACTTTCACCGCCATTGAAAATAGAATCGGTGATACCGCCGAGGCTTTCGCCCCAGCTATCCATTAAACTCATGGCGTCCCCTTATGCCGCGTTCGGCAATGGCTTGACCTGTTCAACCGCTTCAACAATCACCGGAATACTGCCGACTGCGTTTTTATCCAGCTCGAAGCACAATTGGCTACGGGCGGCAGTGTTTAACATGCCATCAGCACCAAAGCCGTAACGGATAAAGTCGAGACTAAACCAACCCACTGTTTGCTCTTTCTTCGATTGAGCAAGATCGTAAGCGTTGTCATCTTTGGTGATGTTCATTTCTTCGTAGGTATCACGAATAACACGAACACGTTGAATGGAATCATCTTTGAAGTGGATACGTTTGAGGTTTAAGCCAGCGCTACGCTCTGAAAAGTCGAAAGGCGTACGCCCTGATGCGGCAGCAAACCAAGTCAATTCATACAAGCGCGGCATGTAATAGCGTTCGGCTTGTGCTGGCAGCACATGGGCGCGGGCACGCATTGATGGTGCTTTTACTGACGAATCTTTGGCTTTGAGTGTGATGTGAATAAACCAAATTTCACCCGCTAAGGTAACGAGGTCAGTTTGACGAACACCAATCTTGGTACGCAGCGTCGCATCACCAAATGAAATGGTATAACGACCTTCTTGAGCGTAGTTTTTACGGTGGGCTTGCAGTGCAACCAGTGTTTCGCCTGAAATACTGTATTTAGCAGAACCATTCAAAGACACTTCAACGCGTTCAATGTCTTTTGGATCGGTAATATCCGTCACCAATTCGATGCTGTGATAAGTGGGACCCGAAACCATGCGCAGTGAAGCACGATTGCCCCAACCTACACCTTCAATCGGATCAAGTTCTTTAGGGCGTGGAGCGAAGTTTGTGCTTAACAATTCCATGCTTACCCCTTAGCCGATTTGGTCTTCAACGGCATCAACATTATTTGATGCCCAGACAACGCCAGCAGCGACAAGCAGTGCAATCACTGCTGTGACTGCATACCCTTTAGTTTTTGCATTCATGTTTATTAGCTCTCTGTATAAACGTGGTTAAGAGCCAATAGGAAAACAGGTGATTCGGTTTTAAGGCAAACAGAAAAAAGCCCGCGAACCTATAGGTTTACGGGATTTAAAGAATTTGGTTTAACGCACAAAATTTAATGCAGAACAGGTTCAACTACAATCTCACCACAAATACATGTAACGATTTCTCGCTCCTCATCAACGTAAAAGTCTTCCTCTTGCCCGCACTCTGGGCAAGGCTCAAACTCAATTCTAATACCATACATCTCGTACCCTCAATTAACGCCTAAGAGTATTAGTAACACGAAAATTTAGGTGATTTAATCTAGGTTTAAAAAGTGTGGAGATGTCTCGCAAGTTTAAAAGGGAAACAACATAATATAAGGCTATCTTTCCTTAAGCGAGATTACAAAAAAGGTCTGCTATTAGCAGACCTTTTTTCACGGTACATAGAACAGATATTAGGTTAAATTCCAAATTAAAGTTGGTATATAAATAATTAGTATTTAGCTTTAATGGTTGTTTTTTCAGTTTGTAGCTTACGTATTTCAGCATCAATTTTAACTAATCTATCTTTATCATCTTTAGTCATAGATTTACTCTTCGGATTAAAATCACATGCTGAAAGAGCTTTCTTAGATTTTGATGTAAAACCAGATAGGTTAACTTTAAAATTAACAACTTCTGATCTCCTATCATTTTGGATTTTTATATAAGCATTGTTGCCAGCAATCATTTGAGCAAAAATCTTACTAAGGTTATTTTTAGTAGAATCATTTACATAGCCAGAACGGTATGAGTTTGTGTATAAACTACCACTTAACTTTACAGGAGCGTTATCATCCACCTTGATGAAAACCTCCACATTAGAACGGGGAGTAGCTAATGCCGAATCCGTATCAAATGTCAGCATTATGTCTTTATCTCCTCCATTTACATCACATCTAATACCGATATTTTTCTCTAACTTGTATTGATAATAAAAAGCACTGACCGTCCGTTCTCCTGTAATAGCATCTGTATTATCAGTAGTTAGCCATTTTGCTGTTGCTGCTGTTGCTGCTGTTGAAAATAGAATAACAACAAGAGTAATAAATACGTTTCTTAGGTGTTTCATTTTTATTTCCATTATGATGTGGTTTTGATGAATATCTATTGGTGTAAATAACATTTGAATTTCACATCAAAACCACACAGTGTAATTAATAACTATCGATTATAAAGGAAATTAAATTATGGAACGAGATCATCGGCTAGATTTGTCAGTGTAAATTATGGCTAAACAAAAAAACTAACATTTTTACCAACAAATCACGCCCTTCGTCCACGCCTTCCCATCCTGCAAGATGTACTCAAGTTTCACTAAAGGAATAATTTCACTCGCAGGTATCCCTGTTTTACGTTGAATATAATGCGCACTGTCATCGGCTTTTTGCATCATCACACACGCATACTGACAGTTATCAATGATCGTCTTTGATACTTCCTGACCACGTTGAAACATGTTGATGGTGTGAATGTTGTATTTCCGCCCTAGCCTCAATAACTTGCCATGATAGCCCGTTGCTTTGCCTGTAGTGTGGCTATGCTCGGCAACTTCTTCACAAATCACCTTTATCGGTTTGGCATGTTTACCATCACCGACACCCCATGCAATTGAGCAGAAACGGTCAAAATCTTCTTCGGTGGTTTCTCGTTTCGGATAATACGCAATCTTAAACCCTTGCTTGGTTTTACGACCAGCAATGACGGCAATAGCAAAGTCACGCAGGTTGGAATAGCTACGAACGACACGCCCCGCAAGCTTGCCTTGGTAGTCGTTAAGAGGATCAAAGATAAGTACTTGGTCGGTTGCCTTAACAAACAGCTTTTTGGCTGCGGAGGTTTTCCCGCAGCCAGACATGCCAACCGCATACGCATGATGATTATCTAGCGTATTGTTTTGGTTAACAGGTTGGAGTTTCACGCGGCCACCTTTTCATTATCATCGTCATTCGCTGCCGCCTTCGATTTTATGTCTTCTAGCTTTAACTGCCTGACTTGCATCATGCTGCTGAACCCTAATAAACCAATCGCAAACAATGCCATGATTTCGTCCATATACGGTTCTAACCATGGTGGCGGTTTACCGCCGTACTTCACAATCAAGGGCGCAACCTTATAGGCTACGTTTTCGGCTTGGTCGGCATCAAATTTAAAGTCTTTATGTACCGCCATTTTAAGTGTTGATTCTGCCGCCATTAAACCCATGAATACGATGCCCGCAGCCGCTTCAATGGACATGGTTTCGGGTTCTTCTTTTGCTTTAACGTCGGTTTGTGTTGGGTCAAAATCGACATCATCATTGAAGCTATTGGTAAACCGTTTTTCATCTTCTTCTGAATGGTGTTCAATCTGTTCGGCTTCTTCTGGCTTGATTGGTTCTTCTAGTTCCATGTTGTTTCCTATAGGTTGATTGGGTTAGTTGAATTTAACGATTGCACCGCCAGTAAGCCCGCCAAGGACAATGCCGCAAAGCACAGCACCCCAACCAATACGCTTTTGTTGCGGTTCTTTTTCGGTTTGATTATCGGTTGTGGTTCGGCTGCTGGTTTGCTCTGCAAGGCAGGTAGTTGCTGGCTTTTCTGGCTTAACGATTGGGCTTTTATTGCCTCCGACTTCACCGCTTGTGTCTGTTGATGTTGGCGATGTTTCTTCAATGATGATTGATTCTTCGGGTTGCGCTTGCTCACTGGCGATTAGCTCCGTGTTGGTTACATGGAATTGATTAAATACACGTTGAACCGGATCACCGGTGCGTTGGTCGGTGCCGCATTTATCGCACATTGAATATAGGAACTTTGCACGTTTACCCCGCGAACGGTGCAAGGTACGCACATCACCACATTCACAGCGTTGACCGCCAACGGTCGGATTAGTTGAGGCGCGTGTCGGCCATCCGTTGTTATCCATTGAAATGCCCTCCACTACGCTGTTCTAATTCAGCCAATTTCTGATTAACGCCATTCATCCAAACCAACACCAAACGCAGTGGCGCAATCAGCTTTGAGGCAAACATGTTGCCTTTAGCTTTTTTCACTTCGTTTTCCAGTTCTAGCGTGATTACTTTCAATTCATCCATGGTTTACGGTTTCCTCTATGCAGCTAATACGTGGATTTCATACTGTTCGCGGATTAGCATAGATTTGGCTAACTCCGCCTCGTTATCGATTTCATTTGGCACTAATGGGTCACTTAGGACGCTTTGCCAATAAGCGCGTTTCTCTTTGAATCGTTCGTACTTGTTGGCGTATTCAATACGGGCAAACTGTTTGGCTTCATTGACGGTTTGGCGATAAGCATCATCATCAGATTTAGATTCCATTGACCAGCCCCGTGCACCCGCCGCCCAGAGCAGAAAATCCCACACCTTTTCTTCTGCTTTTTTTCCATCAAATGACAAACTGAAAATGTTCTTAGTGGAGGCATGTACTTCACGACTTTTTATTTGGCTCCGAACCGCTTTTTGTTGGTGCTCAAGCCGAATAATGCGGCCTGTTAATTTGTGGATCACGTCTTGTGGCTTTTGGGCTTGTTTGGCTATCGCTTTCGCCTTGACGGTTTGGTCTAACTGCTTATTAAGTCGCCTCAAGCTACGGTCTAGCGGTTTGCGCCATTGCTCTAACTTGTAACCACATTCTTTGATAATGGCTGCCATATTTCCCGCTTCAAAACTGTCAACACATACCCACGCGGGGGCGCGGCTACATTGGGCAATATTGTAACGATTCCCTTTAATTAACCCTTGGTCGGCGTTTTCACCTTTGGCCGCATAACCAACGGCTTTAATTAGGTAAGTTCCGGCAGCTTTGGGCTGTTTAATACGTTGTAAGTTAGCCATGCCATTACCCCATATTTTTTCAATACGTTTTGACCAGGCTGAAAATAACGGCTTAGGCACTAACCAATTAAGTAAAACATGAACATGTGGGTTGGGCTCACCGTTCTCATTCGCAGGACATTCAGCCACCCAAATGTAATGAAAGTCGGCAGGGTCTTGAGTAGGACCAAATTCACTTGGTTTACTATGACCAGCCACCGACTTGTCTTTTAGTTTGCAATATTCCGCACCACTTTCCAGATCAACCTCTACGGTGTGATTTGCTATCCAACCACGGTGATACATCTTTTTAGCGCTATCAAGAAAACGAGAAACCTCTTTGCCTATGGTTGTTTCCGCGGTTTTCGTTAATGTGAATACTTTTTCTGGCTTAGCAAATAATGGCGAGTATGACCCTGCAATATCACCGTTTTCGTTCATCACTTTAACCAAGCCATCATCATTAATATCGACGGTTAGCGCAGGGTCATCGGCACACATATCAATGTAACAATACGGCCCTGCAATATGATTAATCGGTTTCGCCATGTTTCGTTTTATGTTTATCGGGGTATTGGCTCCATCAGTGCATTTCAGTTGTGGACGACCACGTAACATTGAGCGTGAACCACGAGTTTTACTGGCTGGAAGCGGTGGTTTAGGCAGGGTGCAATATGGCGCAGCGTCACCATCAACCATTCCGCCAAATAATTTATTTCGTTGTTCTTTGGTAAAGGTCAGGGTTAAGAACGTGGTAAATCCACCGCAGCATGTTGCAACATAAGCACCCGATTCAAAAATTTTGCTCACAGCACGCTTAGTCAGACTTTCAGTAAAGCGATCACCCTCTTGTGGATCGGGTGCAGAACTTGACGGTGTTTGAGTGTGATATTGGATTTTATATTGACCAGACCATTCACGATTCATCAACCTGATTGAATTTGGGTTGATTTTTGGCTCGGTAATCTTCGACTTGCCTTTAGGCGCTAAGACGCGTGCTTTGTTTCCATCTTCTGTAATCGTGTATAACGTGTCTTGATTGTAGAAAGCCTCGGTACTGGATAGAACCGTATCACCGCGCTGTAGCTTGCGTTCTTGTCGCAGAATCTTATCTAATTGGGCTTGTTGTGGGTGTGTCGGACTTTTGCGCCCTTGGACAAGCCTATTGTTTTCGTCACTTCGTGCCGCCGCTTCGCGGAGATGTTTAGCGTTATAGTTAGGCAAAGAAGCAGCATACGCTTTTTGTTTATTGGCAATAAAATCAGTATCTCGGTTAACGCGATTTAAATTCCAAAACTGTTGCGGTGTAACTTCTTGAGGTCGTGGACCACAAAAATTGAATCCTAAAAAACCGCTCTCGAAGGCGGCTTGATTGCTTTTAGTAATATCGACTGGCTGAACAGCGCCAGCCACATAGAGAACATCGTTAGGCGGCAACATTAGCAATCACCTCCGTTAATTCCTTTCGAGTCTCTTTGATATAGGCCATAAACTGAATGGCGGTGCGGCGTTCGCCCGCCAATCGATAACTTCGCGCCAGCGCAATGCTGGCTCGAATGTCATTTTTCAAAAGTTGATAAAGGGTGCTGTTCATTACAAGCCACCCATAACATCAACGGCGTTAGCAAAAGCCTGATAGATGCGACGAAACTCAGCAGCATCATTCAAGAAAAACGCGACATCTTCATGATCGCCATTAAGACGATTTTGACGCGCAATCATTAGAGAACGCTTACATTCACGATAAGCATGGTCAGCCATGTACTGTGCGGTGATTGATTTATCTACTGGGATCGCAACTTCGTGCAATGGCATAGAAGAAACCGCCGCCCCCGAAGGGGCTTTAGTCACTTGCTTAGGGATTCTTTGAGTATTCATGACATCACCACTAAACGGCGTTTATCATCAACCGGAATAATTGCCATAACAGAACGCAGATATGATGGCTCATTACCTGCAAAATTAACGCACTGTGAAACCGCACGATAGAAATTAGATTCAGGGGTGAAAGGCAACGTTTTGTTAACTGTTGCACCTGCATTGGAATACCATTCAACGGATGTGCTCATTTCCACACCTCCGACAACATTGCTTCTAATGTTTCGATAACGAGTTCATCATTCTCAAGCGTTTTAGTTACCCGTTGTATATATTCGTCATTGCCTGTTTGTTTAAATTTCTTAAGATGTTTTTCAGATTCACGTTTATTGTGCTTTATTGCAGAAATAGCCATGCAAAGAGAATAGAATTTCGTTTCTTTGGTTGTCATGTTCATAATGCACCACCTTTCGCGATAGTTGCGCGACGTGCTTGAACTTGAAAAGTACGGCTATAGCGGTAATCACTACACCCAAGCGGTATGAAATTTAGTTTTTTCTTAATTGGTTTATTAATGCGATGTTGCTTCAATTCCGTTTGTAACTGTTTGATATGTTCTAGTGGTGTCATGTCCGTATCCCCATACAAAGCAAGTTAATGTGTACGGGTTCATATTAGTAAGTTTAATCTTGATATCAAGATGCCCCTTACTATAGGAAATGACATTTTGATCGCCTATTATTTAACAACTTATGGCTAAAACACGGTATTTGCATGACATATACAATTGAATTGCTCGATATGGTCAAGGCTAGATATAACTTGACCTCCGATTACCAGCTTGCCAAAAAATTAAATGTCACAGGTGCTAGAGTTAGTAACTGGAGATGTAAGAAAAATTCGATGGATTGGGACATAGCTTTTGCTATTGCTGACCTTTTAGAACTAGAAGATCACAAAGTCGTTCACAATTTGTTGGAAGATAAATATGAAAACCCCCGCCTAGTCAACGCTTTACGAGTAATAAGCCCTAATTAAAGGGCTTTCAGCATGATTTACCACGCTATACATAATGCGTACTGGCGGACACCAATCCCAAACGCCATAAATCCAGTAATACCAAGGCTTAGGCGCTGAAATCCTTGGCTACTTAACTTTGCCGTGATGTCCTGCCATATCTGCTGGGCTTTATGAGTCTTAGCTTTATCAGCCGCAAGAAAGATCAATGCTTCGTGCACATCAATGTTTGAATTTTCAGCTAGAAAAATAGCTTCATTATCAGTGAGTTGCCTAGCTCCACTTCTAATATTACTCATCTTCTGCTTACTAATACCCAAATCATGCGCAATTTGTTTGTCTTGCACATAGCTTTTAGCTTGTTTATAGGCATCTAACAGTTGATTTGCATACATTGCATTGCTCCTTTTTTTCCTAGTTTAGACCATTAGTATCCAAAAATCGTGTCTTGAGGTATCGATTCATCAGGACTACAGTATCGGTAAATCAGGACTGGTAAGTATTTGGAGTTACATATGGCTATCAACATTCAACTTAATGACGGTGTTCGTTTCTTTGATAACGGTCGAGAAATTGTTGTTGTTACCGCTGCGTATGCTCCCAAGTATTTACAAGCCAAGGCTTACTCAAACAAAGAAGTTTTCGAGATTACTGACTTGGCAACTCAAATTGCTGATGGTCGCTCGCTTTCATTCTGGTCTGGCGTTGTTCAGTCTGTTGGTCAGGATGCTCAATCATGATGTCGCCTGATGTTGTCCTTCAAGCTGAGCAGCAAGAGAAATCGAACTGGTTCACGCGTAACGAACTGGCAGAAAAATCAGCATTAGAACTAAAGTTACCTTGTCACTTTAAGTCTGGTTCAACTCAGGCGGTAATGCCAGAGTGTTACAACGTGGTCGCGTCCATCTTTAATGATGAGTTTGGTATCAATCCATTCTATGCCGCGCCCCAGCCTCACTTAGTCCCGCGTTTTGATGACCATTCAAAGAAGACGTTTTTCGTTCCTGAAAAAAGTTGGGTTGTTCGTGCATTTGATGCGTGTAAGTCACATCGAGAATTTGCACCGGTGATGACACGTGCCTTCATCAACATGACGAAAAAAATTGATTACCTTGATGCCGTTCGTGCTGTTGAATCCGCTAACGAACGTCTGACAAAAATGGAATTTCGTTACACCTCAACCGATGAAGAATTATGTGAGTTTGCAAAAGCCAAGTCTGCACATGTCATGCGTAAGGTTGCGGCCATTGATGACACACAAGCTGCTTTTGAAGTCGCACGTAACATTCTGGCTGATTACGGTTTGGCGTTTCGTGATGAGCTGGTTGAACAAAAGGAAAAAGATAACGAGTTACAAAGTTTGATTAACCGCGCAACCAATGAGCTTTGGTGGCGTCGTGCTTTACGTCAACGCAGTGCGTTAGAAATTGAACGTGTTGCCCGTGATTTAACAATTGTTCATAAGCATGGTCAGTCTTACTGCTCAAACTTTTCGCTCCAACGTCGTCGCGTTCGTGACCAAGACAACTTATCCATGATGCAAAACACCATTGCTTATGATGCGGATGACGAATCTAACTGGTTCACGCTGAATGAGTTGGCGGGAAAATCTATTTCTAACCCTGAAATTCGACGTGCTGAAATGTTTGTCCGTTTGAAGGGGTTCGAGAGTATTGCACAAGCGAATGATCATGTTGGGATGTTCTATACACCCACATGCCCTAGCCGCTTTCACTCTGTGGCCAGTAACAAAGTTAATCAGAAATGGTTAGACGCAGACTGCCCAACAACCCAAGACGCACATGATTATATGACGTCGATGTTTGCTGATTTTCGCAAGGCACTCGATAAAGCTGAGATTAAAGTTTACGGCTTGCGTGTTGTTGAGCCTCATGCCGACGGTTGTCCTCACTGGCATCTGTTGTTCTTCATGGAAAAGCGTCATGAATCCACGGTGACAAGCCTCTTTAAAAAAGAAGCAATGAAGGATTCACCGAATGAAAAAGGCGCAAAGAAATACCGTTTCACATCTGAAAAAATCGATTGGTCAAAAGGCTCTGCGGTTGGCTACGTCGCCAAGTACCTGTCTAAAAATATCGATGGTAAACATATCGATTCTGACCGTTCAACCACGCTTGAAGGTACAGAAGCCGCTGAGCGTGTTGTTACTTGGGCGCGTGTTAATCGCATCCGTCAGTTTCAATTTATTGGTGGTCCATCCGTTACCGTTTGGCGTGAACTTCGTCGAATTCGTCAAGATTTGAAAGAGGATGATGCTGTGTTTAATCGCCTTGATAAGGGTGAATGGCTCACTCTTGAAAATGTCCGTCGTGCGGCTGATTCATCGGATTGGGAAGCCTTCTGTCTTGCGATGGGCGGTGTGTTCGTACGTCGTAATGACCAAACCGTTAAGCCTGTTTATCAAGTGCCTACCATCATGGAAAAGCTGATTGATGAGTTTGGCGAGGAGCATACAACCACCCTAACCTCTAAAACCCGCTATGGCGATGATGCCAACACTCGTGTGATTGGTGTGGTCTTCAAAGCTGCCTATCTTGCGACGCGTGGCCGTCAATGGAAAACCGAAAACAAAGAAAAATTCCTTCGTGGAACCAAACGCATCATGACGGGTGTCACTGACATCTTCGAGGTGCTAGAACGCGAGGGAGAATACCAACGTATGGCTGATGAGCAATACGACCAGTACCAACAATATTTACAACGTGTCGATGAGCTTACGGCTTTTGCTTTTGATGAGTCGCAATGGCCTGCGTTCGTGGGCGCAGCCCATGACGTAGGTTATTTCGATTCATCCTTGGACTTGTGTCAATAACTGTCCCCCCTTTTAAAAATTGGAGAACTCAAATGATTATCAAAGGACGCATCAACGATTCTGACGATATCGAAAAGAAAACGAATACCAATGAGAAAACGGGTGAATCCCGCGACTCTGGCACAGTGAAACTGCAACTGTTTAACCCCTCCGAGGTGGTTGATTGTCGTGTGTCCCCTGATGTGTGGGATTCAATGGGCGGTGGTTCGGATTTACAGAAAATTATCGATAAGAAAGTCGAGTTTAAGATCCAACACGTAGAACGATCTTTTGCAGGTGATGGCGGTAAACACGTGAGCTTTTCAGGCTGGCACTTGTTGGCTGTTCCGTCACTTGAAAGCAAACCAACACAACAAGGCTAACCCATGACTGACTTAAATCCCGAAGACATTACAAAGATTCTGTTCTGCGTGGGTCTGGTCATTTGCTTCGCCCTTGGTGCGATTAAAGGTGGTCAACGATGATTGAAATTGTTGCCTATCTGTTCGGGGCTTGGGGTTTAGGTTGGTGTTTTGGGTTCTCGATTCTAGCGTACAAAAAATTCATTGAAACCACTTACACGGGGTAAGTGTTTCTTATTTCAAACCCTCAATAATGAGAACAATACTATGTCTACATTAAAAAATGCGTTAACTGTTCACCAAAATAAATTGATTGCAGCTGGTCTGATGGTTGTGTCTGGCTCTTCGTTTGCTGAAGGCAATGGCGCGGCGGCGGCCTTTACTGCTGTCGGTGCTCAAGTGACTGAATATGAAGGCTACACATGGCCTGTCATTCTGTCGGTAACGGGCGCGTTTATCGGTATCAAGCTATTCAAGAAATTTGTTAATCGAGCTGTTTAATCGAATAACGATACCCCTTTGTTATTTACATCATGGGCGGCTTCGGTCGCCCTTTTTTATGAGCGCAATATATGAAACGGTATTTATTTTTATTATTGGTGTTGATTCCTTTCTATTCTTCTGCAGCTGATATTTATGTTTTAACCTATCCAGCCAGTCTTTATTGTGGTTCAACTGGTACTAAGGCTTCACTTGCTGAATGTTTGAATAGTGGTTCTTATGAGCGTGCTAATTCGAAAATGGTTTCTTGGAGTCAAGGAAGTAATGTTTTTAGTTGGAAGTTTTCTTCTTCAAATGACCCTAATAAGTGGTTCGCTGCTAAG